GTAGGCCTGAGATGTCTATTGTCTCTGTCTGGCCCCCGGTCGCTCCAGACCACGAGTGCGGGGAGTATGTCACTCAACTGGCGCTCTCCTCATGACCTATACCGCCGCAGATTACAAGTCCGTCCTCGACGAGATCTGGGAAAAGATCCAGGCCCTCCAAGTCATCAAGGGTGGAGAATACGCCAAGGACCTCGATCGCTTGGATAACTTCCGCAGCGCTGCCGCGGCTCTCGACCTCCCAATGGAGACCATCTGGCTGATCTACTTCAACAAGCACATCGACGCGATCAAGACTTATGTCCGCGATGTGCAGCACGGGAACGCAGATCGCCCGCGCTCCGAGCCGATTGAAGGGCGCTTCCTGGACGCTATTGTCTACTTGACTCTGGGACTAGCGATCCTGGACGAGAAGAAGCGTTATGAGTAAGCCCCTGATCGAGTTATGCTCCGGGGCGTTCTTCGACCCTGAAGGCGACCTCGACGACATCACAGGCATCTCCATCGAGGACCTCGCAACAGGCCTTGGAGGCCTATGCCGCTACGGTGGGCACACTCCCTGCCACTACTCCGTAGCCGAGCACGCTTACCTGATGTCCTTCGCCATCCCAAAGAAGTTCGCCCTCGAGGCCCTCCACCATGACAGCGCTGAAGCCCTCGGCCTCAACGACATTCACGGGCCGCTGAAAAAAGTCCTCGGTGAGGGTGTTAAGGCCTATGAACGCAGAGCTAACTGGCGGATTGCTGTCGCCTTCGGCCTAGACCCACTGTTCGCGGAGTGGCCTGTCATCAAGGCCTACGACGCGCACATGCTGAAGACTGAAGCCCGCGCCATGATGCGTTCAGGTGGCAAGGGCAAGGGCTGGTACTATCCCCCCAGAACCAGATACCTCGACATCACCCTGCAGTACTGGAACCGCGATGATGCGGCCGAAGCTTTCCTACTCCGACACGAGGAGTTAATGTGGACACGCGCGAAGAAAAGCTCTTAGCTGCTAAAGCTTACCTGAAGGAACGCTTCAAGGGCTCCGTCATTGAAAAGGGTACGAAGTTCAGGTACGTCTCTGGCCCGTCGATCCTGAGGCCGCAAGTCCCACTGGTGCTGGAGCACGAGCGCTCCAAGATTCGGCGGGTGAAATGAGCGACCTCGAAGACTTCAAACTGGGCGGCATGCACAACGCGGGCGATCCTGACGGCCGGCGGGTAGTCGAGAGCCCTTGGAAAACCCTCGCTGACCGCATCGAAGCCCTGGGGCTACCTCGTCCGATCAGGGGAGAAAAGGTCATGCCGCTCTTCGAGCGAGTGGTGACAGCTTTTGAGAAGGCGCGGGCAAAGTACAGATTTCAGTACGTAGGCGATCTGCACGGTACTCCAGTTCATTTGCATCAAGACCCACCCACAAGCATAGAGCCGGACGTGATGCGGCTGGTGGATGCGTACGTGTTACTGCATGTCGATGCCTTAGATGACCACCCGATCGTGCTGGAAGCCCGCGCCGCCATTATCGCTGCACTAAAAACCAGATGACCGAGAAAGAATACCGACGATCCTACTACCTGCGCACTCGTGAGCACAAGCTCAAGCAAATGGCCGAGCGTCGTCGTAAGCTCGGCATAAAGGAGAGGCCGATCAAGTGTCGCCTTGAGGACTTACCCGACATGCCAGTAGTCCAACGCTGGCTGTCCCAGGAGGAGTGGGCTCTATGATCCGCCTGTTCCCGCCCTCCGGCGACTTCATCTACTCCTACCACTCCCCGATCAAGGAGTGGCCCAAGTGGGCCTATTGGCACTGCAACACAGCCCTCGTCTCTCCTTGGACCGGCCACACCTGGGCGCTCATCGACCGCGGGCAAAAAGTCTACATCCCAGTTCTACGTGCCGCCCTTGGCGAGCTACCCTATCTCGACGAAGTCCCCGGCTCCCTCGCCTTCTACGAAGAAACCATCTCTGAACTCCCACGCGAACTCTTGGAACGAGAGCTGACTGTGATGTACGATTTTACAAGTACCACAGAATCGGTTAGTATCTGTTCCACATTATCGGAATCCGCCATGTCTCAGTCTTTAATGCAAAAGATAGTCGAAGCCAGGGTCAAAATCGCTGCGGGCGAGATGACTGACGAGGCTCTCCGCGACCTGCTCAAGGAGATGCGCCAAGACCGCGGGTCTGCCGCCATCGCTTCCGCAAAGTCCCGTGCCAAGAAAACCGAGGTCGATCCAGAAGACGCTCTCAAAGCTTTCCTCTCGTAATCCGGCCACCCTCTGGGGTGTCTCCGTTCCTGTCACAGGAGTCCCGAATGTCCGCTCTCTACCGCCCGCCCTTCCCTGCAGTCGTCGATAACACCATGCTCAATACTTTTCGCGGGTGCCCGCGAAAAGCCGAATTGTCTTACATAGAACACTGGAAGTACAAGGGCAAGAGCGTTCACTTACACGCCGGGGCTGCCTGGGCTCATGGCCTCGAAGCCATCCGCCAAGCATTCTTCGACAACGGGCAATCCCAGGATGACTCCATAGCCCTCGGAGTCCGCGCGCTCCTCGACTTCTACGGCTCGTTCGAGTGCCCGCCGGAGTCAGCCAAGTCCGCCGAACGCCTTGTCGAGGCCCTGGACTACTACTTCGAAGCCTTCCCCCTTGAAACCGATGCCGCGAGGCCGATTAAGCTCCCCTCCGGCAAGCACGCCATCGAGTTCTCCTTCGCGGAGCCCCTCGACTTCCTCAATCCCGAGACGGGCGATCCTGTCATCTATTGCGGGCGCTCCGACTTCATCGCAGAACTCAACAATGGCCTCTATATCGCAGACGACAAAACCACTTCCGCCCTCGGCTCCTCTTGGTACAACCAGTGGGAAATGCGGGGCCAATTCACTGGTTATTGCTGGGCCGGCCACCGCATCGGATTTCAGGTGGATGGTGTATTGGTCAGGGGCATTGCCATCCTCAAGACAAAATTTAATCACGCTCAGCACATCACCTACAGACCCCAGTGGGAGATTGATCGCTGGTACGCGCAGACTTTAAGAGACCTCAAACGCCTCCAGGATATGTGGGAGCGCGGGGAGTACGACTACAACCTGGGCGAAACCTGTGCCGAGTACGGCGGGTGCCAGTTTTCTCGAGTTTGCAAGTCCCCAGAGCCAATGGAATGGCTCCCGGCTTACTTCGAACGCAGGCGGTGGGACCCGCTTACGCGGACGGAAATGTTACTGGAGGAGTGGAATGATCCATCAAGCAATTGAACAACCTGTCAGCCCGCCAGATGAAGACGGGTGGGAAGACTTTGACGGTACTGATAACCTCGACGACGACGCAGACCCAGATGAAGACACTGACGAAGATTCCGATGACTAGAGAAGAGGACATGATCGCAGGCATCTGCATCGGGGTGCAGCTCGCCCACGAGAACGCAACCAACAAGGGCTTCTGGGAAGAGAACACCAACTACCCTGAGAAGCTCTGCCTGATCCACGCGGAGGTCTCCGAGCTGTTGGAAGCCTACCGCGCGAACACGCTCCGGGAGCCCTGCACCAAGCCCGTCCAGCTAACCAACGAGGAAGAAGAACTCGCTGACATAATTATCCGCGTTTTCGACCTTGCAGGCTATCGAGGAATCCACTTGGGCGCAGCCGTTGCAATCAAGATGTCCTACAACCTGACTCGCCCGCACAAGCACAACAAAACCTGTTAAAGGAGTTTCACATGGCTAAGGAGCTTAGTCCCTTACCTGGAATCAAAGTCCTACTTCTCGGAGACTCTGGCGTCGGCAAGACCTACGCCCTCCGAACCCTCGTAGACGCAGGCTTAACCCCCTTGTGCCTATTCACAGAAAACTCCTTCGACGTCCTTGGTGACGTGCCGAAGGAAAAGCTCCACTGGATGTACGTCCCGCCGATGCTGGAGAACCTTGAGTCCTTGAAAGAAATGGCTACCAGAATCGGTACCATGACTTTCGAGAACATCACCAAGGCTCACGACAACAAGCGGTTCACCGATTCCCCCTGGATGAAGATGCTCGGGGCGCTCACAGACTTCACCTGCGAACGCACAGGCCAAAAGTTCGGTAATATTGCCTCCTGGGGCACTGACAAAGCTTTCGTCATTGATTCAGGGTCAGGCCTGGGCATAGCTTCCCGCCAGAATGCGGTGGGCAACCGTCCAGCCCTCTCGCCCGCCGACTATGGCCTGATCCAGCGCCAGATCGAGTCCCTGATCAACCAGCTCTGCACCGCCTTCCGCTGTCATTTCGTCCTCAACTGCCACGCCGAGCGCGAAATCGATCCAGTCCAAGGCGGCATGAAAATCATGGCCTCGATGCCAGGGAAAGCTCTCGCCCCTGTCCTCCCGCGCTACTTCACAGACGTAATCCTGGCCAAACGCAACGGCGACAAGTTCCTTTGGGACACCGCTGATGCCCAAGCCGTCCTCAAGGCCCGCAACGCAGTCATCAAAGCGGACCTTCCACCCAGTTTCGTTGGTCTCGTCAACGCTTGGAAAAGCCGCGGCGGAATCATTGAAACGCAGTAGACGTATCTACTGTGCCTTTTCAACTCTTACCTAGGTAAACACACCATGTCCTTTAATCCAGAGCAGTTCATGAACTCAGTCCTCAACGACGCGAACAGCACGTCGATTCCGCTTTGCCCGCCAGGCGAATACGTCGGCAACATCACAGACGTAAACGTTGAATCTGGCACCATCTCGAAAGGTGACAAAGCTGGCCAGCCTTGGGTCAAGCTCAACGTCCAACTCGAGACTTCCGACGCTGCCGCTCTCGCGGGCACCCAGATGACCAAGCGCAAAGTTCGCGCCGGAATCATGCTGGATGTCAACGGCGAAGGCAACCTGGAAATGGGCGAGGGACGCAACATCACCCTCGGGCGTTTGCGTGAAGCTGTAGGCCTGAATCAGAAGGGCGCTCCGTTTGCTTTCTCCATGCTCCCCGGACGTTCGACTCGTTTCGTTGTCAGCCATCGTGTTGACCGCGACGACGCTGCGAAGTTCTACGAGGATGTGAAGGCTTTCCGCGCACTGTAATTCACCGGGCGAAAGCGGATGCCGAAACTTGGGCCGAGTGAGACTCTATGAGCTTCCAGTGGCAGGGTATTAGGTGCAGCGAGTAGCCCTTTTTCTTGGGGAAACAAATGGCTTATAATGATACATACAGAGGGCAACCGCAAGACCCACGGGTTGACGCGGCTGTTCGTTCTCTTGAAGTCCCAGAACAAATCGATCGACTGAAGTCTTCAGTCAAGAATCTCTACGCGATCACAGACCTCCTTAATCAGCGTCTTGAGCCCTTTCTTCGTTGTGAACCGCCGCTGCCTGAGAAGGAAACCATCGGACGAGGGGAGCCCGCCAGTCCCTTTGCTCGCCAACTTCATGACCTAAATCGTGAATTTCAGAACATCGCGAGCCGCATTGAGGGTGTCTTAAACCGATTGGAAGTGTAGTTGTGCCACGCATAGATCGGCCCGAGATGATGTGCCACGTTACCCCGTGTCATCGCATCGGGCGTTCTCCCACCCATCGCTCCGACGTTTTTAACCCGCCAAAAATCGATTCCCGATGCAACTCTACCCTCTCGCCACGATCAAAATCCCCGCGCACCGCCAGCGTCGAGACTTCGACCCTGACCGCCTTTCAGACCTTGCCTCGGACATCGAACGCAACGGGCTGCTCAACCCCATTACCATCAGGGAGGACGGCCAGGATCGAGTTCTTGTTGCTGGAGAACGCCGATTCAAGGCGATCCAGATGCTTGACGAGATGGGGACGAGCTTCAAGTGCAATAACATCACAGTCCCGGCGGGCTGGATTCCCGCCCTCACCTTAGGAGAACTAGATGAACTCTCCCGTGAAGAAGCCGAACTCTCCGAAAACACAGTCCGTGTCGACTTATCGTGGCAGGAGCGCGCTGAGGCAATGGCTCGACTCGCACGTCTCAAGGAAATACAGCGGCCCGAAGCTACACCTGGACAAATCGCAGAGTCCATACTTCCTGATCACGCCGCCCCAGGACAGCGCATACGCGAGGCGCTTCTTGTCACTCGCCATATTGCTGCGGGAGACACTAACGTCGCTAAGGCGAAATCTCTCCACGACGCTCTCAAGATTATCAAGAAGAAAGACGACGCGGCCTACAACACGCAACTCGCGGCCATCATAGGCCTGGAAGCCACGAATGAGCGACACTCTGTATACCACGCCGATTGCCTTCAGTGGCTTCGGCAAACCTCCGATCGTTTTGACTGCATTGTCATCGATCCCCCTTACGGAATCGGAGCGGATAATTTTGGAGATGGGGCTGGCAAATACACTGCAATCGATCATGACTACAAGGACGGGCGGGAAGAAACCCAGACCCTCCTCACAAATCTCATGCCCCTTCTGTGGGAGGTGGCAAGACCTCAGTCTCACATCTACGTCTGGTGTGACATTGACCTCTTCCACTTCATCAGAGGGCGTCTCGAAGGAGCAGGATTCTGGACCCACCGCACTCCTTTAATCAACATTAAGCAGGAAGGGGGGCGGGTCCCCTGGCCTGAACACGGACCACGGAGAACTTATGAACTGGTATGCTATGCAGTTAAAGGTAAACGCCCAGTCACAGGAATATACGGAGATTCCTTTGCCAGTGCCTTTTCGAGCGGGGAATCCCACTCCGGCCACGGTGCAGCAAAGCCTGTATCAGCTTACTGTGAACTTCTCAAACGATCCTGCAAGCCGGGAGATCGCGTGCTCGACTGCTTTGCGGGCAGTGGAACAATTCTTGAGGCAGGTCATATGCTTGGACTCCGAGCCACTGCTGTCGAGCGGGAAGCTTCATATTACGGACTCTGCGTTCAACGACTCCAAGGACTTGGCAAATGATGCCGACGGGGCCTTGCCCGTCACCCCTGATGATAGTCGGGGAAGCGCCGGGAGTTGAAGAAGAGCGTATCGGTAAACCCTTCGTAGGAGCCTCGGGTCAAGAACTCGACCGGATGCTTCACGAGGCAGGGCTCCTCCGTTCCGAGGCCTTTGTCACGAACGTCTGTCGTGTGCGCCCTCCAGGCAACAACCTAGACTTTTTCTTCTCTCGCAAGAAGAAGCCTCCTCCAGGACAATGGGAGCAGTTTAATGGAGTCTGGGCAAAGCCGGAATTGATTCAAGGAGTAGCTCAGCTTCAACGGGAGGTCGCACTATGCAAGCCGAAGGTGATAGTCGCACTCGGGAATCTTTCCTTGTGGTCGTTGACAGGGAAATGGGGAGTGATGGACTGGAGAGGGTCTGGATTAAAATACGCGCTGAATCCGGCGACGACTGTAATACCGACTCTCCACCCGGCAGCTATATTGCGCATGTGGTCATGGAGACCCTATGTTATCTGCGACTTGAGAAGAGTCAAATCTGCTATCACTGACCCGGTGGATGTGCCACCTTACAGATTCGTAGAAGCGCCACATTACGTCCAAGCCTACACCATCATTCAGTCCTTGCTGGCTCGAGTCCAGCGGGGACCCGTCCACATAGCAGTTGACATCGAAACCCGTGCAGGCCATATTGCCTGTATCGGTTTGGGCTGGTCGAAATACGACGCCCTTTGCATCCCCCTCATGAAGTCCCCGGCGGGCAGTTACTGGCTCGAGACCGAGGAGTTCCACTTGATGAAGGTCCTCCGGGACCTCTTGACCCACCCGAATTGCCTCGTCTCCGGCCAGAACTTCTCCTACGATGCCCAATACTTTCAGCGTCACCTTGGCTACATCCCGAATCTGGCCCTTGATACAATGGTCACCCACCATGTCTGTTTCCCTGGTACGGACAAAGGACTGGACGTTCTTTCGAGTCTATATTGTGAGAACCACGTCTTCTGGAAGAACGATGGCAAGGAATGGCATCAGCGTCAGGATGAGAAGGTCCTCTGGCACTATAACTGTGAGGATGCTGTCCGGACCTGGGAGATTGCCGAAGTCCTAAGCGAGACCGTCGTGAAGCTCGGCCTAGAAGGCCCATGCCGCTTCCAGCATCGGATGTGGGGTCACGTGGTCCAGACCATGCTCGATGGCGTCAAGGTCGCCATCGAAGCGAAAAAGCAACTATCCTCTGAACTAGCCACGGAGAAAGCCGCCCGCGAAGCCTGGCTTGCTTTCGTCTTCGGCCATCCTGTCAACCCGCGGTCGCCCGCCCAGATGAAAAGGCTCTTCTACGATGACCTCAAACTCCCTGTTCAGTACAAGCGGACTAAAGAAGGTCCTCGCCCGTCTCTGGACGAAAACTCCCTCAAAACCCTCTCCAAGAAGGAGCCAGTCATCCGACCAGTCGTTAAGCGACTTCTTGAAATTCGTAGCCTGGGCGTCTTCAAATCAACTTTCGTTGACGCTACCCTTGACCGCGACCAGCGCATGCGCACATCGTATAACGTTGCTGGAACGGAAACGTATCGCCTCAGTAGTTCTGAGAACGCATTTGGTTCTGGCCTCAACATGCAAAACATCCCAGGGGAGAACAAAGATTCACCAGACGAAGAGTTTTACCTTGACCTGCCCAACGTGCGAAAGCTCTTTGTGCCTGACTCTGGATGTGAAATAGCAGACATGGACTTGTCCCAGGCCGATCTACGCATAGTCGTAGAGGAAGCCGATGAGGAAGAAATGCGCCAGCTCCTTGACGCTGGCCTAGACCCTTATACTGAAATTGCCAAGGAATTCTACAATGACAAAACCATTAGCAAGAAAGATTCCCGCCGTGCTAAGTTCAAGGCTTTCGCCCACGGAACCCACTACCTGGGAACACCAAAAGGTCTTGCTGGGCGCATTGGACTTTCTATTGCAGACGCTGAGAGAACGCAGAGTTGGTATTTCAAGCGCTTTCCGAAGATTCAGCACTACGGGGAGCGGATACGCAACTCTGTCGATAAAACCCGTTCAGTGTCCAATGTATTCGGGTACAGACGGTACTACTTCGATCGGCTTGACAGTACACTTTATAACCAAGCCGCTGCCTGGATCCCCCAGTCAACCGTCGGACTGCTAATAAACCACATCTGGGACCAGGTCCGTACCCACGCACCGGAGATTCGGGTATCCTTGCAAGTTCACGATTCCCTAGTCTTCCAGTACCCTATCGAGGTGGCCGATGAATGTAAAGCCAAGCTCCTCACACTCTCCAGATATCCGATCCCTTACACCCGCCCGCTCATCATCCCGACAGGTCTTAAAACATCCCGCGTTTCGTGGGGAGATTGTAGCTAATAACCAGGGGAACCCATGTCCCGGAAGTGCGGTGACTGGATTGATAGCTTCACGCGGTACGCCGCTTTTGGGGAAGCTCCAAAGCGAATGTACTTCTGGGTGGCAGTGTCAACTATTGCGGGGGCGCTTCGCCGTCGTGTCTGGATCGACCAAGCTTATTTCCAGTGGTATCCCAACCTCTACATCGTTCTGGTTGCGCCTCCAGGAATTGTTTCAAAGTCGACCACTGCCGAGGTTGGAATGTCTCTCCTGCGGCAAGTCCCTGGAATTAACTTCGGACCAAGCGTCGTCACTTGGCAGTCCCTCGTCAAATCGTTCGCGGAAGCCTGCGAAAGCTTTAGTTTAGGAGACATGTACTACCCGATGAGCCCGCTGACCATTGTGTCGAGCGAGTTCGGGAACTTGGTGAATCCCAAGGACAAGGACATGATCGACATGTTGGTGAACCTCTGGGACGGTCGCTCGTTCACCAAGGCCACCAAGATGTCTGGCACCGACGAGGTGACAAATCCCTGGATTAACCTAATCGCCTGCACCACGCCAGAATGGATCGCGGGCAACTTCCCCGAGTATATGATAGGAGGCGGCTTCACTAGCCGTTGCATATTCTGCTATGAAGAAGCAAAAGAGAAGTATGTTGCCTACCCCGGACTGGAAGTCCCTGCTGACCTCAAGGCACAAGAAGCCGACCTCGTACATGATCTTGAGCACATCGCCACTCGGCTGGCCGGGGAGTACAAACTGGATTCTGAAGCAGTGGCTTGGGGCGAGTGGTGGTATAAGTACTGGTACGAAGAGGGCTGCAAGGGCCTGGACACAGTCAGGTTCGGCGGGTACATAGCCCGGAAGCAGACCATGATCCACAAGCTCGGGATGGTGTTAGCAGCCGCCAGCCGGGATGAACTTATAATCACCAAGGATGATCTGCAAGCCGCCGACAACATGCTCACAGACCTGGAGCCCGCCATGTCCAAGGTGTTCGACCGCATTGGAATGAGCGATGCGGCTTTCCAGCAGGAGCGGTTCTTGAAATGGGTCCAGTCGCGGGGAGGAATATCCCAGTGGGCTGCGCACAATTACCTGCGCAAGTACTTCCCGGACAAGCAAGTTGCTGGAAACATCCTGGAATCACTACTCTCCGCGAACCAGATCAAGTTCGACGGCGTAATGATCAGGCCTACTTGGGAGGGTATAGACCTTCCCAACCAGGTGGCAGGTCCATCGGGGCCTTGAACGGATCGAACTGGCCTTTGCGTTGCAGCTCCTGCAGTATCCGATAGCGGCGGATGTACTCAGGCGACAAGAACTCTTTCCCCTCCACCATCTGCATGGCCAGGGGATTGTCATATTGAACCGGCTGCCCAATCGCCGACTTCTTCGCCAGGTTCGCAGCTTCCTCTCCCGCCACACTACGGTAAGCAGTCCAGTCAGGGTGCGAGCGCCGCTTGGAAAGCTCCTTGAACAGCACCTGCGCTTCAGGGTTCTCGAGGAGGTTCGCTGCTATCTGCGGGCGCATGACGTTGGCGTTAGCGCCATGAGCTAGGTCATACTCCTTCTGGAAAGCGTGCGTGCCTTCGTGGGCGACCACTCCCCGAACTCCATAAGGCCCTTGAAACGACCGGGCCTCCGCAGTAATATATGGATTCTCCCCTCGGAAGAAGCTCCCACCAGCTTTCTCATTTGGCTCAACCAGTCGGGCGTAGACAGGAATATTCACTGACTTCGGTGCGGCTTGTTCCAGCGCCTCGCGCTCCGCCCCTTCATAGAACTCCTTCAGCGGGATCGACGGACGTCCAGACAGAACGTCCATGACAGTCTTCTCAGGGGTTCTGCCCGCCGTGGTCGGTATTGCCTGGGCATAGCCTTCGATCCTCCCAGTCGTCCCAATCTTCGGGAAAGCCTGGAAACTCTTCAGCGCATCGGTCAGCGACATACCCCCCTTCACCAGCGATTGGATATGTGCTGCCAGCGCAGGTGTAACTGTTTTTATCATGCCATGCCCCAGGGCATTCTCCATGATCTGCTCAGTAGAAGCAGGCTGAAAGTTCCTCCCCGCTTCCTTCTGCCGTTCCCAGGCTTCTTTCGGGTTCGTCGCCCAAGTCTTGGCCCAGTCCTTAACCTCTCGCTTCTTCGAGTCGATGTGGCTAAAGAGCTGGGCAAGAAGGGTCTCGTTGGACATTTACAGCCACCAGCGCGTGAACGCAAACTCTCCGTGTTTTGGATGGACTAACCAGCTAGTTTGATGCGCCCTGGCATGTCTGCCGCAAGAGTGGTCGAAGGGATTGGTACCGCTAAGCGACCCGCCGCTGTTGTAGAGCAGCGTGCTGACAGCAGTATGGAAGTGCCCAAAGACCATCTTGGTGAAGGAGGCTTCCGGCACGTTCATCCGCTTTACCGCTTCCATCGCAGCCCGCCGATCGAAGCCGTAGTACGGTAATCCAGCCCATCCCTTGATCTCGTGGCCGTGGAAGCAGAGATAGCGTTCGCGTCCGACGTTCACCAGATGAGAGGACTTCGTGTGGATGTTCACCTTGACGTTCTTCAGGTTCTGGGTGTGCTGCTTAATGGTGTGAGCGACCACGTAGCCCCAGTTGTTCAGCCCGCCATCCGAGGCCTGATTCTTCCTGGTCATCCTTCCATGATTGTCTATGGTGATCCAGTCGGAATCAATGACTTCAAAGTGCGGAGCCAGCATCGCCACAAGCGCACCCAGATCGTACCCGCAACGAATAGCCTGAACCGGAGCCGGATAAGCATTCGTCGTTTGAAGTTCGATATGGATGTCCCCTGAAACGTAGTCTCCAGTACCAATGATCTGGAGCCTTGGTATATGATAACCCGCCCGCTGGACCTTTGCAAAATCAATGACTCGACGGCCAAGTTCCTGGAGCCGAGCCGTAAAAATCTCAGGGGAGAATTCGCCGAAGCCATCTACGTCGTCCCTTTTGGTAACTTCGCCATTGTGAAGGTCAGTCAGGTGGAGCACCATCGTGATCGGAGCCTGACCAACATGGTCCTTTGGGTTATAGAGCATCGGCTTGGGCTTGGTCCCAGAGATCGCGTCGGTAAGAGCCAGCACACGCTCTCTGGCCTCCCCCGTCGCTTTCTTCTCCTGTTGGAGCTTGGTCTCCAGCCCGCGGACCTGCTCCCGCAGATACAGAACTTCCTGGTCTGGAGCGAACTCCGACTTGAAGTCTTTCAGTGATTTCACAGCATTTCCTTCATCTTCAGAATAGTAGCCTTCGACCCCGACCAGACTCTCTTGCCCTTAGTCCCAGGCGTAATGAGAGTGAAATCAGTAAACTCGTCACGATAGCGCGAGAGGTCGTTGCCGCTCAAGCCGCAAATCCTGACGAAATTCAGTTCGTATTCCCAGCCGTCGCCAAGTTCGGCAAGACCTTGCTTGATCTTCAAGGGGATGTAATAGTCCTTGTCGTGCGCGGCGCGAAAGTCCGTCATCGACTTACCCTTTGCTACAGTCTTCTTTGCTTCAGCCATTGTTACCCCTAAAAAAGTGGTTAGGTGGAAATTTAATACCATCAGCCAGCCCTAGGTCCACCGCTTCCTGAGCCGTTAAATACTTGTCGAAGTCCTGCATTCGGTCCACTTCGTCATAAGTCATGTGCGGGTGCTTCTCCTGCATCTTGGCCAGGAACAAGTCGTTCACCCACTTGACAATAGCCTTGGCTTCGTCCGCCCAAGCGATAAAGTTCTTGGTATGGCCTTCGCCGCCGTCAGAGCCGTGATGAATCATCATCTTGGCATTCGGGGTCATGAGGCGTTCGTCAGCGGCCTGGAAGATAATGCTGCCCATCGACATGACGTAGCCAGTAGCCACCACGGTCACATGATTCTCGCAGCCCTGGATCGCGTCAAATATCGCAAGGCCGTGGTAGACGTTCCCACCAGGGTTATTCATGATAATCGTGATGCCTGGGTTGACTCCATTGACTGGAAGGCGGTCGAGGATGTGAAGCCCTTTTACCACCCGCTCAGCCATTGCTGAGTCAACTCCGGAGTCGCCGCCCTCCCAACCGTAGCTGAAGCAAGACCCCATGTAAAAGGTCCGCGTAGGGATATGGATGTCGTACTCCAGGAACTTGTCTATGTCATCGCGAAAGATTCTGGTCGCCATCAGCGCACCTGTGCTTTCGTCACTTGAAACACGATGAAGACGCAAGCCACGGCGTAGGCTACAAACATACCGCCGTGTTCCCAGTTCTTATTCCAAAAGCAGCCGATCCCGGTCAGCAGATTCAACGCTGCCATAGCCCAGACCGTCCAGATATAAAAATCACCCCAAGTCATTTTCAAACACCCTCCGTTCTGCAGCCCTGCGACGTACCAATCCTGGGAGCTTTCGACCACCGCCCCAGACCCATTTGCCAAATTCTTCCGCAGCGTCATCCCACTCCTCTGCGTTCACTTTTCTTCTGAGGGTGGAGGCTCTATAACGAGTTCCACCAAGATTAAATACAAAGGAGGTAAGTGCATGAGTCCGAGCAACGAACCGTCCCACTCCGGGGGAGGCGAGCAGTACCTCCCGTCGGTAGTTCGGAATTGCAGCCGCAAGACGTGTATCTGCTTCTCCGCGGCTAATGGCAGGAACGGATAGAGAGGGGACAACCAGTCCCCATCCCTGGGTAGGGTAGCCAGCGGGGCAGGTGTAAGGGTAGACCAGTCCATCAGCTTTCACCTTATGGCAACCCTCAAACTCCTTGATCAGGTCAGATGCGTCCACGTTTACGGATGCTGCGGTCAACGAACCAAAATCCGATGATCGAAGCCATCACTCCAGTGTCGAACTCATTTACGAGCAGCGTGGCAAAGGAGTACAGTGGCACTTCTTGAGCGACGCCATTATATAACAAGATGGACTTGTACGCACCGTAGAGGACCAAGCAGTACCAGTACGTCAAAACAGGTCTTACCGTGGCGGACAAAGCATCGACCCACTTCACGCCTGTAGGTTTGGCAGCTTCGAACGCGGACTTCATTGCTTCCAGTTCGCCCGCCGCTTCAGCCATCTCGCCTTGGACTCTGATCTCGTCCACGCGGAGCTTCGAGCGCAGCTCGTCTGCTTTCAGTTGCAGATCAAACATCGCCAGCTCGTGGGCCTGTTCCCGCTCCTGGGTCTTGTACTTGATCAGCTCTGGAATAAAGCGCAGGATGCCTCCTAGCGCCAGGGAAATTAGTTCAAGCATCAGGGCCTCCTCGCCGGTCCGTTTATCTGAATCAGTCGGGTGTCAATCCGATCCAAGTGCGTTTCGATACGGGTAAGGGCTCTTTCGACCTGGGCATTTCTCGCTTCGAGCGCATCCTTAATCGCTGCCCGCTCCACTTCCTCGACACTAATGCGCTTGTCCAAGGTAGAGTACGCACTGAACCCGGCGGCCATGAAGCCGACAAAGGTCAGTATGTGCCCCAGATTAATAGTCCCGTCGAAACGGGGTCTGATGCCTGGGTTGTAGGGCGGGTGGTCGTTCATGCTCGGCTCTTTAGGAAGTTAACTTCATCTTCGAGTCGGTCGAGTCGAAGTTCAAAATCGGACTTGAAGAGTGGTCCGTCAAAATCACCAGTAGCTTCGTGCTCAACACACTCAGACTCAACGTCAGCTGCGGCTGTTTGGCAGTGGCGGCAGTAGAAAGCTCTAAATTCGTGGGCAGTGCTCATCCGTTGCTCGCATCAGCTAGAATGCTGAAGAGGTAGTACCCGTCGCCAGCACCAAGAGAGTTTTTATAGACTTCGGTGATGTCTGAACCATTGACGTTGACGGTTGGCACACCAGCGGCATAGTTGGCATTGCCAAGGTCTCCCATCGTGATCGTTGGGGCTGCGCGCTTGTTGTATTTCCAGTAGACCGTGTGGTAGCGTGTCCCGATCGCAGGCGTGTAGTTGCTGACGATGACGCGTTGAATCGCTTCAACATAGCGCCCATTGCGCTTTTGTATCTCTCCAATCGGCAAGAACTCGAAGGGCGGAGGCGTGGTGAAAGTGCCGATCTGTAGCTGCGGCAGCAACAGCCTCCAGGTCCGATTTAGTGTGCTGATGAGCTGGACTGATCCAGTGGCTCCGAAGTAATTCGCTGCCGCCCAGGTGTTTGCAGTGCCTTGGTAGTTAGTGCCAGAGCCCAGATTAAACAGTAGACGAATCCCCGTGCTGGATTCCTTCAGCCATGTGCCTGTCGTGTCTCCTGGGATATTGATAACTTTCTGCTCCCAAGTGTCTGCCACGTCGATATTGTAGATAAAGGGGTAGCTCCGAGTCGCAGCGTTGTTCTGGACAGCTCCGCTGTGCTGACCCGTCGTGTTGGACCAAGTCCAGAAGGACAAGGTAAGGTTCTTGGCGTTGGAGGTCCCCCATTGAAGAGGGATGCAGTCAAAGCCTTCAACCCCGCATCGGTAGTCGTAGAAGTCAGCTGCCCCTATAGCCGCATCAGCGGTAGTGGTCAGGTAGTTCAGATAAACGACACTGCCAGCGGCATACTGAGCAGGAGCGCTGGCGCTTGCCCCAGCCATCGTGTAGACGCCACCACCAGATTGCGTGCCGTTCCAGCAATCGCGAGCGCGCTGATAAGCGCTTGGGTTATACTGATTCGCGTAGGCGTAGAGAAACTGCGCATTCGGAAGAAGGTTGACAAAGCCCGGACCAGCGACTAACTGATTGCCAACCATTGACAAGCCGCCCGCCGGGTAAACAGGCACCACTTCGTTCGTCCCGCTCGCAAGTACTCCTGCCAGTGCAGGCCCTGTTGTCTCCAGCAGATGCGTGGTAAGCTTACTCTCCGGAGGGCCGTGGTACAGGCGTGTCATTTGGGGGAGCCGGAGGAGTGTTGATCTTCGTGACTTGTGTCTGAAGGTTCAGCAACAGGTTCTGCGCACTGGCTATTTGGAGTTGTAGCGCCAGGGCGATTGTGTCTACTTCTGATCCAGAAAATTCGAGTTGCATACCTACCCCTAGGTGTTGATGAAAGTCATCGAGCAATAAGTGTGCGGACCAACGCCTCCGTTGGCGGTGCGGACGTCGATCGTCCAGACAGCACTACCCGGAGCCCCTCCGAAATAAGCAGTAAAGTAACGATTCAAGCCATCGCCAGTGGTCTGTTCGTCGAGGCTGTACCATGTGCCAGAACCTACTGCGGCCACGTTGTTAGTGTAAAGCCCGCCAGCTGTCCCCGAGACGTAAGTCGCGCGAATCTGACACCAAACGCCCGGGAAGTCCCTGGCAATATAGTTCGGGGTGAACCAGCTTCCGTTGCTGCCGCCGAAGGTGGTTCCAGCGAAGAAGGTCATGTTCCCGCCGCGAGGCTCCATCAGGAACCCGCCACCACCGCCAGCAGCTGTGGCAGAACAGGAGGTCGCACCTAGTGACGTGGAGCGGAGGCCCTTGCTCCAGAAGTGGTTCGGCATGGTGACGGGGGAGCCACCCTGGTCCGCGAGCTTAGCTATCCGCCCGCCGATGTCTCCAACTCCACCAATAGCGGGCTTGAGAAACAGATTCGGAGCAGTCGCGTTAACCTCGTTCAGCAGCTGCGTGCTGGTTAGTGCTCCACTAGCTGGCAACATTGGCAAGCCTCTTCGCTACGACAACTGCGGCAATTGCACCGAAGCGCATGTAGTCCAGGGACTTGATGCCCTCGTCCGAGTGCCGGACAGCCATAGGGTAGACCTTCTCGACATCTTGGGCCTTGAACCCGAACTCAAGCTCGCCGGTGTCACGTCTGGTGTACTCGTAGATCGGGAGGGTCGCCAACTGCTCCACGGTCAGCTCGAGACGCTTGAAGTCCTTCTTCAGCCGCTCATCCGAGTTGGCAGTGACTGTCGTGGTCACGACCATAGCGCCTGCGTTGTCCACCGTCACCAGGGTTGTGCCTCCAGCATTCGTGATGTTCAGCGTCGGCGTAGCGCTGTCAGTAGCTCCGAAGTGGATGGCTTGGGCTGCTGTCGCTCGCGTCTCGTTATAAGCTACTCCGAGGGCGATGTTGGCGCTCGCGCCGGAGAAGTAGGACCGCGCTCCGTTGACTTGAAGGGCAGCGCTCGCGTGCATCGTCGTACCCAGAATACGTTCGCCTTGACTAAACCACAGGCCCGTCAGCACACCATTGATAGAGATTCCGATCTGGTCGTCGGCGGGGGCGTAAAGTCCTGTATTAATGCCGTTCCCTGTCCAGAAGAGCGAAGGGCTGGCAGCACTACCGGCGTGCAAGTTCGAGAGCCTATTACCCCCAAGGTTCAACGTCCCTGTCATCGCGGCCTGCCCATCACGCACCAAGCACAAGGACAGCGCTGTCGCTACGTCGCTCAGCGTGGTGTTAGCCCAGGAGCTAGTAATCGTAGTCCCCGAGACTACCGGGTTTCCGCCTGGGAGTGAGTATGTTCCGCTACCGTTGAAGGGCATGTGGCACCTTTACCTATTTGTTCTGTGGCTCATCATCGGGGGCAGGCGCTGCGCCTGAGGCAGCCGAGGCAGCGACTCCAGGCGCAGGAGGAGCCTTACCCTTCCGCATTTCAGCAATCAGGTCCTCCAGTGATTTGGAGAGGAGATTATCATACTGCTTCTCTGTGATCCAAGGGAAGCGGCGCTTGAAGGCCTGATACGTGCGGTAGACACCACTGCCGATCTGGGCAGTCAACGCACTCGTCACGCTGCCGACTTCAGACCCAGGCGACAGTTCGACGTTCTTGCCCGCCAGCTTCTTGATCGAGTCTTGCACCGCATCATCGTTGGCAAGATGGGGCATATCGCGCTGTGCCTGGAGCTTGGCCTGGATCTTGTCCCCGCCGGACTGCAGCGCAGCCTTCTCTCCAAGCGTGCGCAAGCCAGTGCCTTCTGGGGCAGCTTGCCAAGCCATCTTTTCTGGGTCTGCACCCTCGAGCGCAGCCATTAGACGTTGCCGGGGTGTGAGGTTGCCCAGAGCGTTCTTAATCTGGGTGCGGGCGGTAGTAGGAGCCGTAATCCGTTTGCCTGCAGTAAGGGCCCCACCAGTGACTCCACCAGTCGCAAGGCCTAGTGCCAGCTGCGCTTCTGGGGGGAGCCCTGCCTGCGCTGCGCCTTCCGTAACTCCGGCACTAGCGCCGCCAGTAACTGCATTGATTACCGGCCCACCAGGGAACATCAGCGAGCCTGTTGCGCCTTGGGCTACTGCAGCAGGAATGTCCCGGTCGAGGTTCCGCCCTGCGATCTGATCCCGCAGCGCGTTGATCTTCGGCGTCAGGCCCAGGTCTCTGTACCGATCCATAAGTTGGCCAAAAGCAGTGGGCCTGGCTCCTGCCTCTCCCGGCGGGCTAAGCTTATCCTTCGCAAAGAGAGCCAGATCACCAAGTCCCGACACCGCGCGAGCAGGGCCTGTGACCGCAGCAGCTCCGAGTTCTCGCGCCCGCCGACCTGCCAGTTGTGGCCCCGTCTCAGGCGTACCGAGACCCTTCTGCTCGAACACGTAAGCTTGCGCCTGCGCGTCAGTCATCGACTCTGGAACATCTTCCAGAATGACCTTGCTGCCGTCCGGGAGGGAGATAGGGACTTCTCTGCTCATCGACCGCCCCTGAATTTCATGCGAGTTGTCGGAGGAGCAGTCCCACCCTTATCGGCGGGCACGAGGCTCCTTAGCGCCGGGTTGAGGATTCCTGGGTCGGCACGAAGTGCTTGGTTGCCAGCTTCGTTTTCAGCCGTCGGGATATTGCCAGACCCTACGATCAGGTTCTGGAACAGCCGCGGGTCGATTGTCAAGTCCTTGTTGGAGGTCGCAAGGTCCGCGCCCTTCTGCACCCGACCATTGTAGTCAGCCAGGGTTTGGAGGCTCAGCTTCATGGCCTGCTCCATCATGGCGGCAAGGGCCTCAGGCTCGCGGGTGGTCGTAATACCACGCTTCAAGCCCTCGATCATTTCGCGCTCACTCTGCGATCCAGACCCGCCCTTCATCCGCTCCAAGGTCTCCCCAAGGGCAGGAAGGACGAAGTTGTTAAAGGCCTCGTTCGCGGGCACGTTCTTCGGTACATTGACGCCTGGGAGGAAGCGGGCGAGTTTCTGCACGTAGTCCAGTTTGTCCTGTTCGGAGCCAGTTTGCATCACGCCGGACTTCAGCAATGCGTAGGCCTGCTGCGTTGCCGCCAGTGCCTCGTTCGCCGGAATCGCACGCTTCTCGCGCTGAACCCGCAAGTCCTTGAGGTCGTCCTGCATGATCTGGCCAGTGACGTTGGCACCCGGAGGCGTCGGAGCCCGCGGGAACCCACCCGTTTGCAGGCTGCCTCTCGAGGTCGACTGGGAGTACAACGGGCCTGCGTCAGTCTGTGTGACAGCGATCGGGCTGACCTTAACCCCTTCCACCTTGGTCGGATCGCCACCACTAGCAGCAATACTCGCCGGGTCGCCCGCAGCACTAGCTTGCTTGAACACTTCCAGGCGTTGTTTCGCGAGTTCCTCTCCCAGTTTTTGGATATCTGGGAATTGCGATCCAAGCGCCTTTCTTTCAGCTCCCATCGGGTCGCCGGGCTTCATCGCCGGCAGGCCCGATGCAGCAGCCTCACCCGAGTCATCGACCTGGGGCAGTGACGGGTCTTGCACATTCCGCGGCTGGAGCATGCCCAGAACACCCTGGCGCTCAGCTTGCTGCTGCATCCCTTGACGCTGCAGGACCTTGGCCAGCATCTCCCGGCTCTTGTTCCCACCGTAGAGCCCGCCAACGCCAGCTGCCAAATTGTTGATATGAGCCAGCGGGTTCGAGCGCACATAGTGGCCTGAAATCATCCGGCCTTCAGTATTCGCTTTGTTCGAGGCCAAGAGCTGCGCCAGCATTTGCATCTGCTGGGCTTGCGTTACCTCGTCCTGGTATTGAGGCAGGAAGCTCGGAGGGCTATTGGCGGCCATTCATCTGACCTTGTTGGAGGGCTTGCAGCAGTAGCTGCTTGCGGCGTTCGTCGTAACCACCAGGGCCTTGGTTTCGCATGGCCATATCCTGCTCCATTGCTACGTTAGGAGCATTTTGACTAGCAAGGTACCCGCCAGCTTGCTGCAATCCCTGCGCAGCCACCATTCCTGGGCCAGCCATACCACCACCCGGAGGAGCAGCTCCTGGCAGCGTAGGCGCGGGTTCAGCCATACCAGCCGCAGCCCCACCCGCCATCCCGCTCATGTCCATCGGAGGAGCCGCAGCCACTGGTGCTGCTGCCGGTGCGGGCCTTGTGGGATCAGGCACAGCGCCAGGATTTGCAGCCTGCTGTTGCTGGTACATTTGCATCATTTTCAGCAGCATTTGTTGATCCATTACCGCAACTCCTCAATTCCAGCACTCACAAGGTTCAGGTCTCTTTTGGCTTCCGCGACGATCGCCTGAAAGATAGGGAAGATCTTGGCAGCTTTCTCCGGATGATGTTTGCGTAAATACCGAAGACGGTCGCCTGTCTCTGGGACGAAGGCAGTGCAGTTCCAGCAGTCCAATGACGAATGGCTAAGGTCCAGGCGTTCATTCTTATAGCCCTTCTCTTCCAGGTACTCGAGAACTTCGTCCTTGGTCCATTCTTCGATGGGGTAGACAAGTTCGACTCCTTCGAAAACTTCTCCCGAGCGTGTCGGGGCAGTGTAGCGTTCGTCTTGCCGCTGACCCCTGATGATAGCCGTCACTTCCAGGGCCTTGGAGAACTCATACCCAGGCTTCCAGATGTTCTCGGCGCAACAGTCGAGCCAGGATTGCAGCTTCAACGGCCGCATCCCGCCGATGGACTGGCCTGTGAGCGTACTCCACACAGGGAGCACGTCTACAGGATACCCATAAGTCCGGATGTTCTCAGGTTGGTTGCTCCGCACGATGAAGAAGTTCGGAATGGCCTTCTTGAACTTGCCCATCAGCTCGTGGATTTCAGGCAGCTGTGCTCCGGTATCCACCCAGACCACCGCGACCTTGCCCCAATACTCTTCCGCCAGCAGCAACGTCGCCAAGGAGTCCTTCCCACCAGAGAAGAACAAGGCAACCCGATCATGCCTCTTGAAACAGTCCTTCAGACGCTCCAGCGCCATCATATCATTATGGCGATCATGGCAGCAGTTCCGACTCCGGAAACAATAGCTCCGGTCCTGGCATCCCTACGACCCTGCTGGGCGTTCCAAGTACCAAGCTGGTTCTGATAGTTCTGCTGACCAGCACCCATAACGTCTACGCTGGCGAGACCTGGAACTCCACCGCCTCCACCACCAGCATTAAAGTTCGGCATCAAGGTCTGCAACTCGCGGGCGATACGGTCTCTGTCAGCATTCCTAACATCGATATTAGCCAGGTCCGAGCGCTGCCCGAACTCAGCCGATTGCAGTGAGCGCTCCAGTTCCTGCGAAGCTTCCTGCCCGCCGCCAGCAATAGCTGCATTCCTGGCATCGGCGTACGCATCTGTACGCTGGCGACCAAGGTCTTCCGCCGTCGAGCGATACCCTTCGTCCTGGATGTTGAAGCCTTGACCCAGAAGCCGCTCGTGGGAGCGTTGTTCAGCTCTATCCCACTGGGGGTCTAGCCGCGAGGTTGACCGGGCGTAAAGTGCGTCCTCGGCCCGTTGTCTCGTCCCGGCATCATACTGAGGAGTCCGATCGCGTAAGAAGCCCGAGTTGTCAAAAGGCTGCGAGAGTTGATCCCGCATCCCCTGCAAGTTCGGGTCCAGTGTAACGCGATTGGTCCAGTTGCCTCCAGCGTCTCGACTCCACTGGGACATGCCCCCAGGGCCTACGACATCTGGACGACCTTCGCGAACCTGCTGCTCAAACGCGCGCCGATTCGCTGCTTCCTGATCCGGTATTGCAAGCCGGGGATCTGGTGCCGGTGGTGGTGAACCGCCTCCGCCCATCTAATCTCCTCCAAAGGGAACATTCGGGAGTTAACCGCGAGATCAAGATGTCGTCTCCGCTTGAACCCGCCCCTAGGAGTTTCCCCTCTAGAATAGCGCCAAGCTTCTCGTGCAGTCTGACAGCCGCAAGGTTACTAGATTCTGTCGAAAGGGTCAACCGGGAGAGTCCCAGTTGCTTCACGACGTAGTTGCCAATTAGGCGGAAGAGGAGCTTGGAGGCAGCCGGGTCGTCGATGCGGAGGTCAACCCAGAGGTTGTGTTTAGTGTACTCGCGGAAGAGGGCTCCAGCAACCAAACCCCCATCCCACTCGACGCCCAGAGTCGTGCAAGGTACGCCGCCGCAGCCTCCTGCCTTCTCGCGAACCCAAGGTCCGACGCGCTCTGCATCACCGATTACAGGAAGGAACTGCACGGGGTGGCGAGGAAGTCGACTGCAACCAGGGACACGTTCACCGAAGAGCTGGCGATCCGGATATAAGGTGCGGCTGCATAAAAGGGGAAGTTGTTCACGGTTCGCCAGGACTTGGTGACGAGGTTATTACCCGCCCACAATCCTTGATCCCACACCGCAGAATCCCAAAGGGCCAGCACCAGTGACGTAGTCCCCGTCACCGAAGTCGACGGCTCTGTCACATTGAAGTCCGTGCTAAGCCCAATGGTGTAAGAGAAGGGACCATTAGAGCTAAAGATAGGTCGAATGAGGTCGATCTGCTTCTGCCCTTTGGTCCCTAGATAATTGAATGCAGGAACGATGTTCGCGGTAATCGCACTCGCCCCGTCGGCTGTCCCACTCGAGGCCAGCTTGACCTTTTCCAGCGACCCGAAGTAGAGCTGCCCGTTGAAGAAGCAGAAGCAGTTCGCGTCCCACCCGATGAATTCACTCCAGCCGCCCGACTGCTGCTGCATGACGTACTGCGAGCCAGCGGCGTTTGGCACGTTCATCAGCAGGTAGCTTTCTGCCGTATTGATAACAGTTTCCCAGCCGAAGACCGAGAACAGGGTCAGAGCCTGGGTCACAAACGTCGGCTCGATCTTGTCGGTGAAGGCGGTGGACTTGTCAACGGTGGAGCTTTGCAGCGCTCGAGAAATAGGGAAGGCTCCGCGGTCCGTCAGGGCCAGTACGTCCCCGCCGTACTTGGCCAGGCAGCGCCGACCCAAAGGCCGACCGATGTAGTAGACTCCGACCAGGGACCAGAGGAGCGGATTTGAAGGGTCGTCACCTGCATAGACGATGACTTCGCCCTCTGTCGTTATCAGCACCAGCTGGTCGTCAGAGCCGTTTCCGCCGTCGATGGTCCAAGCCAGAGCAGCCATCACCCGCCCACCCCTGCGGCAAATCTGCCCAAGGTTGAAGCGGAGAGCAGTTCCTGTGACAGCACCAGTGGGCAGATACCAGAAGCTCAGCTCGTCCTTGGGGACGAAGATGAGGCGCTGCTTGAAGATCGTGATCCCGATGATGGTGGTAGTGGGAAAGGGAGCGCTCAGGTTCGCAACTGACGCCCACACGGTTCCGTTCCACTGCTGCATGTTGTCAACACCGTTGACCGCGATCAGCCAACTCCCGGCGCTGTTCGTGAAATTAACATGCTGCCACTTGCCGTTGGTAGTCGTAACGACAGAGGCTCCAATCGCCCCCGGAGTCGTCACGTCGTAGAAGGCTGTATTCGTCGCTGCGAAGAGCTTCGCCCCGGAAGTCCCTTGCGGGTTGTAGTCCATCAGGGATTCGACTTCCTTCCCCGAAGGGAAGCCCGTAGCATGGTCACTGCTACCCCGGCGCATCTTAACTTCGCCAGGATAGCAGATCACGTTCTGCACCAGTACCGCGTCAGTCGGCGGCATCGCTGCCACAGAATCCCTGGTGTTCCACCCGCCGAAGGGACCTGGAATCGTTACCGGGATGACTACGGGCTGGTTCGGCGGCAGCCTAGTAATAGGCTCTAGCATTAGACTGGCCAGTTACCGGCGGGTACAAAGATGCCGGGGGTAAGCTCCTGCGACGGACGATCAAGGTACAGGGTGGGCTTGGTTCCGTCCCTGGTGGCCTTGTTCGCTTTGAGCATCTCGTACCTGCGGAAGTCCTCAGCGTAGGGTAAGCCTTTCTCTTCCTTCCAACGTGCGCGGAGGCCTATAGTCATCAGCCGGTCGTTGTAAAGCGGGAGGTCTGAGTCGTCAGTTGGGATAGTCTTGAAAACGGTCCCAGCACTGTTAGTCCAGCAGTACTTGGTCCTGGTGAGCGCTGAACAAGTCTCGCCCGCCGTCATAATCGGCAGCACGTGAACCTCGTTCCCCATCAACTTGTACTGATTGATCGGGCCACTCGGGATCATGGACTTCAGCAGCTGGTACGAGTACTTGTCCAGAGGCCCGTAAAGCGGCTTCCGCAAGGTGTCATTCCAGAGGGTCGCGGAGTAGATGTCTCCCATCTCCGCGCCGAAGATACTAGCAACAGTCCCCTGGACCTCAGCCGCCACCGAGACCCAGGTTACTCTCACGATATTCGCTTGCCAGCTGATGTCTTCATTCAGCTCCTCGGCCAGCTCCTGCACCAGCCCGAACATTTGTTGCACCTGTTCGTCTGGACTCGAGAGCACGATCGAAGGAACCGGCAAGTTAGTCCGGCGGGCAACTTGCTGAACGATCTGCAGCAGCGAATAAGCCATCTATTTCACCATTCGGACGACTGACGAAGGCTTCACTTCCATCCCGGCAAGACGCTCTTCCAGCGACTTAATCCGATTTTCAGCAGCCTCTCTCAACGCCCTTTCCTTTTCCAGGTCAGCCCCTAGCTTCCCGCCACCCTCGGCTTTGGCCTCAACCCAGGCCTTAGCCCTTTGCTGCAAGTTGCGCCCCGACATGCCCAAGCGCGCAACGACCTCATCGCTGATCACAGCCAGCTCCTCGACGGTCCTCACGTGCAATTGTAGACAATTCTTGACTAGGGCAGGGCTGATCACAGGCCAGTTAGCTAAGGGAGTACCATCAACCGGCAGTTCCCGGCCCTCTTTCCAGGCCTTGAAGCCCTCTTCAATCAGTTTGAGCCAGGCAGTAGGAAAGCGAGCCGCGGCCATAACAGGAGTTCCTGTATCCCCTCCTGGAGCCATTAGGTCCCCGCCAGACTGCGGGCGAATCTTCTCGAGCCAGGATTGATACTCCTGCTCTATCACCGTCCTGCCCTCACTACCATGAGGAATCAGGATGATGTAATCTACGTCTTTGGAAGTGTAATACCCATTGGCCATTGAAGCAGCTCTATCTTCGACGGCTTTGACTTCAAACCTGACGAAGGGTGGTCGTATATCACTCATTGTTACCCCTGTAGTAGAAGCCCCAAAAAACCCCAAGGACCCGAAGGCCCCTGGGGAAGCGGCGACTGGGGTATATCGCCGTGATCGTTACGTGATCTGGCCTTGGAAATGCGGCTGCTCTAACATGACTCGGCCGAAACCGGTGTCAGTGAAAGTGGCCGTTACGGTACCAGTTGCCGATGCGTTGGCACTCAAAATTACTTCGTTGTTCTTGCCGCTGTCCAAGGACAGGACTGTGCCCGACAAGCCGGTGCCCGAGACTGCGACACCTGGGTACAGACCGTCTTTAGACGGAACTTGCAGACGGTTCGAACCGTTTTGCGTGGTGACTGTTTTGGTGATAGCCGCCGTCGCAGCCAACATCGTGTGAAGCCCGAGGACGCCAGAACCAGTATTCGCAGTCGGCGTCAGGTTGCCCGCCGTACCTTGATACACAGCACCCGCAGTCGCTGCCACCGAGAACGTCGCCGGGATCATTCCAGCAAGCATCACCCACCCATAGAAAGGAGTCGTTGAGCCTACTCCCGTATTCGAGGGGAAACGCGTTGCCAGGATGCCAAACGGACGCCCTTGAACGTTCGAGTCAGCTGCCGCACTCTTGGCCAACAGGAAGTTGTTGTCCCAGATTACGACTGACCCAAACTCGACCAAGGTCGAGACAGTGGCGAATTTCAAGAAGATGAACTCACCCGACCCCCAGAAAGAGTCATAGGCCTGTACTCGTTGGCCTAGGGCAATTCCTGGGACTGAACCACCGGGCACGCCTTCCGCAAAAGTCGCGTCCCGTTCAAACGGCCATGTACCGGCCAGAAGATTTGTTGCGTATGTCATTTCAGTTTCCTTTTCAGAGGTTCCACATTAAGGGTTCGTTATGTGGCACCGTTATGGCTTGATGATGCCCTGCAGCCGGCGATTGCTGCAAGTCACATTACCCATCCAGAGAACCGGGATGACGACGGCGTCTTGGTTGTACGGGCTGACCTCATCATTCACCGTGATGTCAGCGTCCTTGTGGGCGACAACACCAAGATATTCAGAGTTCAGGAAGTACATCCGCGAGCTTGGGATTCCCGAGTTGCCGTCGAAGATGACCGGGCAGCCTTTATACATCAGGGTCGTGAAGCCAGCATTGGCCTCGCTATCGTTTGTATAACGCTTGATCGAGACTTGGGACGACTCGAAGAACGAGAAGTAATCGTTCGAGGCGATAATCAAGTCAGGCTTGTCATTCCCGCGGACCTGGTTGAGCCAAAGCGGAAGCATCAGCTGGCCTTCGATGGTCGTTGCTGACGGGACCACTGCGCCACCACCTTGAAGCGGAGCCGCAGCCGACTGCACGGCGCTCTGCCAGAAAGGATAGGACGAGGAGTCGATTCCGCCAACTGTACCCGTACCTGCATCAGCTACGATCGATTGCAGCCCGTTGATCTGGTTGCTCAGCGAACCGTCACTGTACAAGTCGAAGGAAAAGTTGTTGTTGAAGCTGTTCATGGCGTTCTTCAGCCTGGATTTCGCCAGATTGACGATACGCTCCGGGCCGCTGTTGATGCGCAGTTCACGACCTGAGGCCACGACGTGAATAGCGATCTGACGCCATTGGTACTCAGCTGCCGTCAAGACATCTGACTGCGCAACGTTCAGGACGTCGAAGCCGCTATAACGCTGGTAAGTGCCGTTTTCTGCGTACTCCAGCGGCATGGCGATCGAAAGACCACCAGACTCGGTCGAGTACATGCCTTTCGACTTGACTTTCTTCAGAAAGGCGTTGTTGCGAGTCACGTTATCCGCGACTTTGCTACGGTGTTTACGGAAGGTCGTTGTGACCAGTTCCGTAAATGTTGCGTTTGGTGAGGGCATTTAAAGCTCCTAAGTTCGAGAGAGAATGTTAGCCATTGTTGCTTTCAGCGTATCATCAATCGACTCATCGGCGGAGCTTGTCGGAGCTGCCGGTGTAGCACTCGATCTGACATTTGTCGGAGCGCCCTTCTTAGGTGTCCCCATCGCGGCTGCTTCCCGTTCGACGAGCTTGGCTCGTACTGTTGGGTTCAGCCAGATGGCCTTTTGATAGGCGTCCGGCAAGTCCTGGGCTGCCCCGGACTTAATAAGGCCGTGCATGTCAGCAACGACCTCTTTTGCAAACTCGTTCTTCGAGTCCGCGAAAAAGGAGTCTACAACTTTCTTCGTGTCAGCTTGGTTTTGAGCCTCAAGACCCGTTTCGATAGAGCGGAGTCGTTGGGTGAGGTTCTGGACCTCGGCATTGGGAGCTTGGCCGGAGTACAGCCCTTTCATTCCGTAGTCCTGGTCCAGGGCAGTGGCGAGTTCCGCCTTCTGCTCCGGGGTGCCGAACTTCAGGATCAGGTGGGCATTCATCAGGGAGCCAAAGACGTGGTGCGGGTCCATTCCGCCTTGTTCCGTGAACAGGTCCTTGAAGGGCTCCAGCGTCTGGTTCCACTTGTCCAGCGGCGTCTTGTACTGCATGATGCCGTCGAGGTAGTCTTTGTCACGCTTGTGGACGTATTCCTTGATCGGGTCCTGGAGCGTGGCGTAGTGATCGTGCATTTCCTTGGCCCAGGACTTTGGAGGAGCAGCCCAGGCAGGAGGAGCAGGCGCAGCGGGGTCAGCTGTGGGTGCAGGCGGCGAGCCGACCGGAGGAGCGGACGAAGATGGCTGCAGCGAAGGCGTGGGCGGTGCTGAGTCCCCACGCGCTTCGATTTCTCCCAGTTGGGCAGTCATATCCGCACCGAAATCAACGTCTTCTAAACCAGGCATTTAACACCCCATTCCAAGGTCGCGGGCCGCAGCGTCTACTGCTTGATCTACCGCTTGGTTGATATTCGCTTCATGAATCTTCGAAGCGTTCTTCGCAAAATCTCGAGTTTCTCCTGGTTCTTTGATCCTGCACCCCGACCGTTTCAGGTCTTCGATGTGCTGGCGCTTGCCCTCGATCACTTTTCCAGTCGCAGGGGAGACGTACGCAGGGTAATCCACGGAGACAAAGGTCCGATTGACCTCTTGCCTAGTCATAGGCCCGTGACAGATGGGAGAATCGCCCCTTGTAGCCACTGTGCGGTACGCTGTTTCGCGTTTGCCGCAGTCACAGAAGTATTCGTATACTGGCATTAGGACAAGGCGACGATTCCAGTAGCTGTCGAAGCTGCCATGACCCGCCCGTCATCTAGTTCAACAGGGAGGAGGTAGCCGGCAGGCACTGTAAACGTTTTGGATGAATCCGTAGCGAAGTGCTTGATCACCAGAGTTCCCGCACCGCCCGCGAACAGCGCCCGACATTTGACAGGGGTAGCGTCGCTGGCCGTTACTGCCGTGGAAGTCGGATAAGTTGCTACGTTGAGAGCATTTGGCATGCTGGGTCCTTTCTAGTCCAGGAATAAAAGTAACACAAGGTCCTCGTCGGAATTATCGCGAGGTTGAAGTTTAGGGACTGGCAACAAAGTTGCAATATCAGGTTCCGTGAAGACCCTCGGCCCTACTGTCACAGCAACAGGTTTCGGGCTAAACTCTTCCTCGAAGATCTCGTCGACCAGTTTCTTGAAGCTAATTCCCCCTTGCCCGCCACCCGCGCCGTAGTTCCCACCACTAGGGGCAGGAACAGCTGAGGGAGTGAGGAGAAAAGCTGCTACGTCAGGAGCCTCGGTTGCTGCCAGCTCTAACGGAGTAGCCGCACTACTCGCTTCCATAGCAAACGCTGCGATGTCCTGGGCTTCGGTAGCTGCAAGACGTGCGGTGACGCTAATTTCGAAGACGGCTACGTCAGGTGCTTCGGTCGCGGCCAAGCGAGCTGTGACACTTACCTCAAAAGCCGCAACGTCGGGAGCTTCTGTTGCTGCCAGCTCGAGAGGAGTGGTAGTCACCCCCTCAAAGAACCAGTCAGTCCAGACTAAACCACTATCTTCTGTATTTCGTACTGTAAGTACAGGCGTCCAAAGGACTGGAATCTGTCTCCAAGCTTCTTGCTGGTTGAGCCCTGATTGTCTATTTAGGAACCAGCTCGACCGGAATGGGAAGTCGCCTTGCCCAGACACGATTTACCCGTGGGTCCAGAGAATCTGGCCGTGGACCGGGTTCTGGCCGTTGGTGTTTCCTGGCATGTAGAGCAGGAAGGGGACACTGTCATTGTACAAGCGAGGCATCCCGCCCGTCACAGCGTCAAGATAGACTTCACCATTTGAGAAACTCATAGCCAGCCGCGCGATTATGCGAAAGGCTACTAGATGTACTACTCCCGAGGACATGGAGACAGTGGAGGTATAAGACTGGATCGAACGCACCCCGGTATCACCAGCTTCTAAAGCAAAGGTGTAGAAAGAGTTAACGGCTGAACTAGCCGCATAAGCAGGCATACAGGCCCCAGTTGCACCCGCAGTGCCCCCCTGATCAGTGTAAGAGATCGAGACCACTGAGGCTCCTGCCCCTGTCGCTGTGCTAAGCTCCAAGCCTATGCGCACCCCCTCTCCGTTAGTCGAGCCGTCATTATCCCGCGCTGGCCAAGCAACGGAATTAATCGTCTGCGCCCCAGTCGTCGTGACGCTGATACCGGAGTTCTGCCAAAGCCGATCGCACAGAATATAGCTTCCCGACGGATTACTCCCCGTTTGCGAAGCTATAGCACTAAACCGTGCGAGATAAGCGTTTCCAGAAACCGGATTCAAAAAAGGCATTTGCCCGGTAACAGGAGCCGAGAGAGCTGCTCCAGCCAGCCCAGAAGAAGGAACTGCTGCGCCCCCCGGACTACCGCCAACGTACCAGAGCGAAAAGGGCCGAGCAACCACAGGAGTACCCGCGCCGGACTTGGTAAAAGGCACGACAGGCTGCAAGCCCGCAATGACTCCAGCCATTGTAGTGATCGCCATATCAGCCGTGCGTGTAGATGATCTGACCAGCTAAGACACTCGGTGCGGTCGTAGCCGTAGGAAACCACAGCAGGAAAGGTACCGTGTCATTAAAAAGTTCTGGCATTCCGATTCCAAGCAGGTCCTGACCAAACTCCACCAGGCCTGTGGTGGGGATACGCGCCAGCTCTCGATAAGCTACAAGGTGAACGACTCCTGAAGACATCGACACAGTGCTGGTAAAGGTTTGGACAGACCTGACACCAGTATCCCCTGCAGCTAACCCATAGTCATAAAAGGCACCTGCGATAGAGGAAGCCGCATAAGCTACCCGAGGAGAACCCGTCGCACCTGCGTTGCCCGACTGATCGGTGTAGCTAATCGAGTGAACCGAGGCGCCCGCTCCAGTAGCTGTCGAAACTTCCAGTCCAATGCGAACGCCTTCGCCGTTGGTAGAGCCATTACTATCGCGCGCCGGCCAAGCCACAGAGTTGATCGTCTGTGCGGTCGTGGTCGTAACACTGATGCCTGATTGATGCCACAGGCGATCGCAAATGACCAAGCAGCCAGAAACGTTGGCCCAAATGTTGGCTTTGGCCAGATACTGCGCCGCCGCACCATTAGGAAATGGAATCTGGCCTGCATACGCAGTCAGCGCCGCACCCGCCATTCCTGGTGTGGGAGCTACTGCTGGTCCAGGTCTACCCGCCGCGTAGAAGGTGGAGTAGTAGCGCCCAAGAACCTGCGTACCAGCTCCAGTTTTAGCCCATTCCTGGGGCGGCTGAAATCCTGCAATCACCCCGTCGAGAGTTGTGATAGCCATCAGCTATGCGTAATAGTGCCAGCGGTAAGCGAGTACTCCGCGCCGTTGGTGATCGTTGTGTTAGAGATAATGATATCGGTGCCCGATGTCCCGACTGTCAAGTTATTAACAATCACATCCCCCGAATTGTCCTTGATCCTAGCGACCGCCGCCACTCCACCAGCCCCGGCATTCGCCAAAATCGGCACTCCGAGCAGCGTTAGCACCGACCCTGCCACCGAGGAAGCCGGATCAGCCAGGGTAAAAGTGATCAGCAACGCTCCGAAAGCCGCTGTATGTACCTCCAGCGTTCCAGCACCCACATCCCCGTCGATCGCATCTCTGACGGCCTGCATCCGGGTGGTCTTTAACGAAGCAATATAGTCAACAGCCATAGTCTTATCCTATAGTACTCGACCCGCCGAGGGTCTCGCCTTTCGGTCCTTTTGTCAGAGTCAGCTTCCGCGGGCTGGCCATCACTTTCAGCAACTGCGTCACCATTTCTTCGAAGCGCTTGTTCTGCGCCTCCAGCTGCGTCATCATCTTATCATTGGCCAGGGTCATCTTTTGCAGCTCTGGCAGCATCTGATCTACCACCGGATTCGGCTGCTTAGCCTTCTGCACTTCACCCAGCTTCTGTTCAAGCCCGACCACCTTCGCGTCCAGGTCCTTCGAAATCAGCTTAGCGCCATCAACCATCTTCTGCTGATGCAGCCCGGCAACCTCATTCCTATGCTTATCAGTAGCATCCCGCAGCTTCGCCTGTCCATCCGCATGGAGCTGTTTCTGTGTCAAGGCGCTCGAGGCCGTGATTTCCGATTGCTTCAGTTTTCCTTGCTCCAACTGAATCTTCAGGCGTTCGTTAGTTCCAGTCACCTCAGTCACAGTCTCCTGCATCTCCAGGACCTTGCGTTCCGAAGCCTCCATAGCCTTCGCAGCATCAGCCTGGACCTTCATCATCTGGGCCTTGTGCAGCTCGTCCTTCGCGCCATTGTCCTGCGGCGGTGGCGGCTGTTGCATCTGCTCCAGCGCACTTTCCACCCTACGACCGAACCTGAAGCGTCTAAACACTTCCTGCATAATCGTCTTCGAAGCCTCAAAAGGCAACACACCGCTCTCGACCAATGGCTGTAAACCCGCAGCCATTTGGCCGAAAGCGTTCATGAACTCTCCAATAGCGGCCTTGTCCTCGGTGGCTTCAAGGTCAACAGTGGAGTTGGTTTCGACATCGATTCGGTAGGTCCGCTCGAATTTGTCCTGCAGGATTCCGACTACTTCTTCCCAAGCAGGAAGGTTAGCGGCGAGGACCTCGTCCTGCGAGGGCTGCGGAGGTGGGGCAGGTTGTCCATCAGGCCCTGGGGGTCCCGGTGGTGCTGACTTCAACATTGCGATCTTTTGCTGGGCGGCTTGCTTCGTCGCCATCATGGGCAGCTCTAACTGCGTCACCTGCTTGAAGGTGAGGGGGGTGTAGAGGTTGGCAGCGAACTCGAGGGTGATACGGAACAGGGCCAGGCAGAAGGTTTGCGTGTCCTTCTGGATGCGCTTCATCCGGAGAGTGCCCCACTGATTCTTGATGGTCTGGGCCTTGGCGGTTTCGCCAGGGTCTGTCGCCCCCCGAATCACGTCGCCGATGCCAGTAATCTCGTAAATGGTCTGCTTGCAAGCGTCCCTGGCTATATACAGCTCGCGGAGAACTGTGACCAGTTTCTCGATCGGGAGGAGCCAGATGTGCTTGTCGAAGCCCGAACCGTCCATCAGGGAAGCGTTCTCGACTGCGACGAGCGCGTTATCCGTGTCCTCGGACAGGATTTGCTCGAGTTCAGTCATCTGACCGTTGTAGGCCCCACGGACTCGGAGGGCGTTAACTACTCGGTCGATGCGAGTGCTGATGCGGTTTAGCTCCCGCGCCTGCTTCTCATAAAGCTTATAGATCGGAACAGGAGTCAGGTTGCCGTTGCGCTTGAAGAATTTCAGTGGTTCCGGGCAGGGGAATCTGGTCGTAAGGGCGAAGGGGTACTCTTCCTCCAGCAAGAACTTCTTCTTGAAGTCCTCGCAAACCCACTTGATCTCTTTCGTCGTGGCAAAGTGGACCTCCCACACCAAGAGCGTGGGTTCCTTCTTCGTCGAGTCCTTGGAGGCATTGGGATCAGGCGGTTGAAGCGTCTCAACCCGCTCTTTCCAGTTAATCTTCTTATAATCCGGATCATTCTTCATGTCCGGGAACTGCTCGAGGAAGTCCGCCTGGTTCAGATCATGGCCAAACGCCACCCAGGGGACATTACACCATTTCCTGGCATAGGCCCAGATGAACCTGTCATAGTCTACAGAGTCGAAACAGGTGGCTTGGTACTGGCCTTCTTGCTTGAAGCGCACGCGAACTTGGCCTTGGCCCGGAACCAGGGCTCCGAGAACAGCATCCTGACACGCGTCGTCATAAGTCTGGTATTCGCCGTCGTTGGTGTCCGCTGCATATTCGAGCACTCGCTCAGAGACTTGGCTAACAGCCATGTCGAGGATTCGAACTTCCTGCGACCCGGTGTAGCGGCGCGCTACTTCAGGCCGAGGGGTGGAGTTGTAGACTGCGGGGAGGAGAGTTTCTGTGTTGGAGTAGAGGATGTTGAAGGGCGTTTTGACTGTAGTAAGGGACTGGTCCCCACCATCATTGTCCTCTGCTTCGTAGAGTTGGACGACCTTGCGGGCGTCAGACAGCCATTGCTTTTCTAGCTGCTTTTGGCGCTGTTCTACAGCACCGAACACATCTTCCGGCTTTCTGGCCGCCATTCTTAAGCCCTCTCAGCTTCAGCCATGAGCCGTTTCTTCCGATTCATGGCCAGCAAGTCGTTAAAGGTTAACTGACCCGGCAATTTGGGCATCAGGATACCCTGGGCTTTAGACTTGTCACGTACCACGGGTCGAGCCATGCAGGCGTAGCGGGTCTCGTCGGCAGCATGGTCCTCGCCATCGGTGTCCAGGTCTTCCAGATTCTTTTCCTCGTGCTGGAGCGTCGGCAGCGTCCTGATCGTATCGTCGCAGGTTTCCATGAAGTATAGCTGGGGGCCCTCGGCATCACCTACAAGCCTTGTCCGGAGCTGAACCCATCCAGGCACACGCTTGTTATCTGCCCTGGAGAAGATCACCCCCCGCTTCATGAACTCTTCTGCGATGGAGGGCCCACCATCCTTGATGAAGATAGCCGGGTCCGCAACGCCAGACCGCACACGAAGACCATACCTGCGTTCGAGGGCTTCGTCTCGAGCTTTGATCCCGTCAGCCACTGCCCCAGCATCGAGGCGTAGGCCAGTATTCGGCTTTTCCGTGCATCCGTACCATTCATCGATCTTCACCAGCGCCCCGCGGGGCAATCCCCAGGTTCCATCACTCATCACGTACCAACCGCAGGAAAAGGGCTTGGCATAGCCCCAGTCAAACGACCTGTAGCAGTAGGAATGGGGAGGAATCCGCTGGAGCCATTCGTAGGGCAGAACATGCTTGACCGAGTCCCACTCGGAGAAGAACGCTCCGTCGATTATGTCCCAAAGGCCCAGGAGCCAGGCCTCTACCAGCTGCTTAGAGCCCTGTTGCTGCAGTCGCGCCGCGTACAATGGGTCATTCCGCATGCAGGCTTCGTTATCCGACAGCTTCGAGGGGATGAAAACCCGCTCCAGCTCCATTTCCTGGTGCGTGAAGGGATTCATGAACTTTTCGACGATGATTTTCCAGCCCGCCGGGTCCGGATCAATATAGCGCTTCTTGACCCAGAGATGCCCAGGACCACCTGGATTGCCCGTGAGCCGGAGGCCGACTTGGAGCCCTTCCTTGGTGGTTCGGAGGGTGGCCCGGAGCTTGTCTATCGGGTCAGGGAAGGGGAAGTTCGTCGCTTCCTCGACATAGACCCTGGTATAAGAGTGCCCTTGATACTCCATAGCGTCGGAGTCCCGTTCCAAGTACCGAAACAGCAGCCTAGCGCCCCCCGGCATGATCCATTCGGACTTCTGCTCGTTGTACTTCGCACCAATAGGGGTAAAGACCTGTTTGCTCCGGGCAATAACCTCCGAGAGCTGCTTGAACTTGCGACGGACGAAGATTCCCGTCGCGTGCTGGCCCCATTGGTTCGAGTGTTCCAGCCAATCCCCCACCGAACCCTCTGTTTTCCCGCCTCCTCGAGCCCCACCGTAGAAAATCTCGAAGACCGGACAAGCGATCAGGGCCGTTTGCGGCCCTGGGTTCGGACTCCAAATAACTGACTGATCGGTCACAGAGTCATTGCGGCGGGTTTGTAACCAGGAGCCCAGGTGAAAGCCTCTTGTGGAAGCCGTAACCTGTCACCGTCGTCATAAAGCGCGTAGACCACCTTTTCGTGCAACGCCCAGCAACCTTCTACTGTCGTCCCGCGGAGGCTAGGCTCAATCTGTGGGTGCTTGCCGACCAGAAAAGTGGTCCTTTTTGCGCCCTCAGGGCACTTCCCCTGGTCATTAAACAAAGTGACGACATGCCCGGCTATGGGATGTTCGACAGTGGCGATGGACTGGGCAGCAAGCGGTGTTGCGCACCCAGCGAGAACTAAGACTGCGATGGCTCTGAACATAGTTGGCCTTCAGGTGTGTAGGTAGTTGCCCACTCCCTGGATGAGGCTGCTTTGGGCGGGCAGACAGCCACATAGTTGTTCACCGTGAGCCCGGCCTTGGGGTCTTTGGCCCCGTAGCCGAGTGCGCGGGCGGTTACTTCCAGGATCTTCACCAGGCCCTTTTGGGGCACCATATCAATGGATACGTCCTGTTGGAGCTTATCCATCGCAGAATGGGCGAGCGCTGTGAATTTTTCATCCAGCGACATCATGATCTGGGGGTCAACTAACTCCTGTTTGCGCGCCGCGAGGCGTTCCTTGAAGGCATCGCTACTCATCACTTGCGACACCCAGGCAGGGGTATATCCAAAGTGGAAGCCAAGCTCGTTTTGGCTGATCGCGGGCTGGGCAATAATCAAGTCGATCATCCCGTCGTGGGTGTAGTTGATCTTCTTGATGGCTACTGGATTGGACATGGAGGCTCCAAGTTGTCTGCGTAAGCATACCATCGGGCGGGCGCGGGTCAATAAGAGCGGTTCCAGCAGCCCGCCGACCTATGGCACTCCTACCTTTTCGTTAATGTGCCACAGAGTGACTTTTCAGCCAGATTGCGGGTCAGTTAGATCGACCTAAAGGTCGACTCGGCGCGGGACTCCAGGTCGGGAAGGTACCCCCCGGTGCCTTTTTAAGGCATAGGTGCCCACTTCTATCACAAGTGTAGCATGGTGTGCTGCAGCATGCAATAGCGTGTATGCGGTATATACCTGCGCGGATAATAAGCCGATACTGTTCATATGCGGCGGGCGATTGTGCCTGCCCTACAACAGGAGGTATGATGAAACAATCTCTATCAATCGTGCCGGTCGGTACGAAGCTGCAATGGGTGAACCGCGCGGACCAGTCCGTTGCGTTCGCTTTCGACACGTCGTCTGTTTCTAACGCGGTGCGCGATGCGGTCTTCGCGTATGGCGTGAAGCAGATCATCAGCGACGGTGGCGCGGTGGGCGTTAATGTCCCGATGAGCGAGCGCATTGCCAAAATGGCGAAGCGCGCCGAGTCCCTGGTCGATGGGACATACGGGCAGCGCCAGTCATCCGGCGGGCTCGGTCAACACGCAGCACTATTCCGCGCGTGTGTCGCGGGAGGCTTGATTGTCGATTCGCCCGAGAAGCGCGCACAATTCAAGACTCTCACGGCGGGTCAAATCGCCAAGCTATACCGCGACGAGCGAGTCACGGAGCATCTTGAAGACGAGGAACCCGAGGACTTCCTGGCCTAGTGGGAAGGGGCGAAAGCCCCTTTTCCCTTCTTGTGTTAGGACTAACCCTAGGACTGTCCTTGGCTAAGCCTTAGACTAAGCCATGTGCCAGCAAAATCCCCACTAACGGCTTCCCGAAATGGTTGAATCATTCCTTCTAGATTTTTTTTTTTAAGCTTTACAAAGCCCTGTGGGAGGGTGTGTTGAGGGCAAAATCGCGACACATGGCTTAGTCCAGGATTAGCCTCTGCTTGGTCCACGATTAACCCGAACGATTGCAGCCTGTGGTATGCTGTGGCATCGCGTCGGAATGGCGCTGGGGAGTGGATGAATGGCTTATGCGAAGACAAGTGCCAAATACCCGCCGCAAATGCTGGATGCGGTGCTGCAGATTGGCGCAGATGAAATGGCAGTGGTGACGATCAAGTGCCCGACCGAACAACTGGCGAAGAGCCTTTGTAGCAGGTTTTATGCGCTGTTCTCAGCGGTTTCCAAAGAGATGAGAGAGGCGCGGATGACTGGGAAGGGACCAGTGCCCGATCAATTGCAGGAGCTTCACGCGGCTTGCGATCTGGCGATTCCAAGGGTCGAGGGCGTGAATGTGGTGCTGAAGAATAAGTTCAAGGACTTCGCGAACACGTTTGAAGTGGTGCTGTCAAGGGCAGATGGAGAATCGCCCGCGACTTTGTCCATGCAACAGGCTCCTGTGATCCCGCCCGCCCAAGCCAAAGCTGCCGCTCACAAGATGTCCCCAGGCATGACCAAGGAAGAGGCCGAGGCTTTGGTCGCGCGGACGAGGGCTTATGGAGCGAAATGACCACAGTGTGCCATACATCGACCCGACGAACGGTCGGCACAGCAGCCGCAAAGCGCTTGACACCTGGGAATCGCGCGCCCATAATTGCGCCACGGATTCGGAAACAGTTTCTGCGATCCGCCAACCTTAATCCTTTCGAAAGGGGTAATTTCCAAAATGTCTGAAACAACCGCTGTACAAATGGAAGACGGCTCAGTCGTCGAATTCACTGAGAAGATGAAGGTCAAGAAGCAGTCGTACATTGACAGCAACACTGGGGATATAGTCACCAAGTTCGTCTTTCGCAATGGTGCAGTTCGCACGCATGCGACAGCCGCTGACGACGCGATGGTAGCGCGCCTTGCGCTGCATGGTGCTGATCAGAAATTCGGTGACGAGTTCGCGGGGCTGGATGATGTGGAAGATTGCATTCAGGCCTTCGAAGACATGTCTGCGCGTATCGCCCGCGGTGAGTGGAGCGAGAAGCGTTCGAGCGACGGACTGGCGGGAACTTCCCTCCTGGCTCGCGCCCTGGTTGCAGTGACTGGGAAGACCATCGAAGAAGTCAAGACCCGTCTTGGCGCTCTGGATGCGAAGACCAAAGCTGCAATGGCCAAGCAACCGAAAATCGCGCAAGCCATCGCCGAGATCAAGGCTGCCCGCGATGCGAAGAAGCCGGCGAAAGACGGCATCGACCCGAACGAGGCCCTCAACAGCTTCCTGTCGTAACGATCCTCCTGGGTTGGTCTCCTCGACCTCCCTTAGGGCCAGCTGGCGTGAGTCACTGGCCCTTTTTTTCTGGATCACAGTTCCGACGAACGGTAGGCGCAGGGCATTGACACGATGTTCCATTTGTGGGACAATAACGATGTGGCAATTGTGCCACACTGAAACAGGAGGCCTGGATGAAAATGACACCATTCCAGAGTGTCTGGGCACAGATCTTGCAATTCGTGCCAATGACTTTCGGACAAAAAGAGTTTGGCAATCGTAGGGCGAACCGACTGCGCAAGCAATTGCGTAAGAAGTATGGTCCGCCGAATCCTGCAGGGACCAAATTGGCCAAGGCAGCGTTCAAGAAACGCCTGGGCAAGTCCCATGTGGGTCTGAACCCAGACGCAAGGTCCAGATAAATGGACATCTTCGACGAATTGCTGGCCGAGGCTAAGGCTGATGTCAAGAAAGCCAAGACGACGGGTGCTATTACTCCTGCCCGCGTCTTCATCGAGTCTGATTACACCGCGGCTCAGGTGTTCGCCCTCTTCAATCGAGTGACTTGTGGGCGCTGTAATGGTGTCCACAGCGAATTCGAGGGACTATTCGAAGAGCGCCGCCATCGCCGCACGACTGACACGCATAGCGTCAAGCTGTCAGTCCCACCTTACACACAGTCCCTCCCGCGAATCAAGAAATACTTGGATCACCGGGTCGATTACTGTGCCGATTGCAGTGAACTTGAAACGTATAAGGAGCAGGAATAATGGCTACGAAGTTACCTTTCCTCAAGACTCGCAGAATGGCGGGTGCCTGGATCGTGATCAGGATGGATCATTACCAGACCACGCCCTCCGACCGTGGTCAGTTCTACCCGGACATATCACTGGGCGGGCAGTCCCAGTCCATCGGCATCTGGCCCACCGAGAAGCAGGCTATTGCTGCCGCCGAGTGGGCGATCAACAAATTCGGCAAGGAGTACGGCGTGTTCAAGCTCATCGCTTACACACAAAGCGCTCGTGTGCCGATGAAGATCACGAGGGTCAGATGATAGCCGCGATTCTTGCGGCTATCGTCATCTTTGTTCTCATCGACTTGGTGCTGAAATGAGCAAGTCAATCATCGACCCGACATGCAACCAGGAAGAAATTGGCCTCTGGGAGGAAGTTAACACTTGCCAGCGCGCCATTTTCAACTATTACGAAACGCAGCAGATCATTATCAGGAGAAATCGTGCCCAAGCCAAAGGCTCCACACCCAAAGATCAAGCTCCACATCGCACTGCCCCAGGAATTAGTCGCAAGGCTAAGGATTGAGTTCGCGAGCGCAGACCATGCCTATGGGTTCAGGCCTGGGGCTATCTCTCACTTCATCGAGATGGCGATCCGGGAGCAATTCGCCCGCCTGGATCAGATCGGCGCGCAGCGGACACGGAAAGGTCAAGAGGTCGAACGATGATCTTTCTGATCAGTCCGTACGCTGACAAGTCCCTCCATGTGAGGAATGACAGGGCCTGGTGTGCGTTACGCGCTGCCTCAGCCCTCATGGAAGCTGGAGAACCCGTCTATTCGCCTGTGGTCTACCTCCACTGGATGCAGCAGAAGGCTGATGTGACCTACAGCCCTACGATTTGGTCGCGACTGTCCCTCAACATGCTCCACCAGTGCCATCGCTGCTACGTCCTCACGATCCCAGGTTGGAATTGCGAGGAAGTCGGCGTCCTGATTACTAACGCAATCGCCCTCGGGAGGCCCATCCAGGGCTATGCCTTCGGGAAAGAGGCTGAAGATGTCTCAGGCTACGACATCATGGGCGAGTTTGGCTTCAAGATCGAAAACCGCTTGCCTGCGTTCAAGCTAATCCGTGACAATCAGGAGGATTAATGAAAGCGCCCACCACTCTCGAGTTGTACAGCCTCTTAGGTAGCCTCACAGGCTTCATTCGAGTCGCTGACCTCACCACTCTGTACGATCTCAGACGACGTACCGAGCTTCTCAAGCAAGTAGACACACTCTTCCCACCCACTCAGGAGATTAAAGATGCTGACCCTCTGCAAAGCCACAGCAATAGTCCTACATCTGGGGACCCTACACTTCCCCCAAGCGGACAATCAGAACTTCAACCCAGGTATTGGAGCGACGTGCTCCCTGAATTCGCATGTGACAATTGGAGCGGGGTACTTTCGCAACTCCCAGACACCACGACCAAGCACTGAGGACAATCGGAGCTGGTCCAGGCAGAGTTTCTACGGAGCTATCGAGCTTCACACCCCGCTGTTCTGGGGGTTTGAAGGTGGAGTAGTCGCGGGCGGCGCTACTGGGTACCGCTTAGGCGCAGTCGCTCCGATCGCTGGTCTAGTCCTCCATTCACCCGCCGTCGAGGGATTCCGCCTGAACGCCACCTTCGGCCCGAAGACCAAGAACAACTCAGGCCTCGTTCACTTCACTATATCCAAGACCTTCTAACATGACAGAAGAATCCGCCCGCCTGTTCTTCGACGCTTGGTTCAAGGGACATGTCTCTTGGGCCAGGGCGGTGCGGAGGACTGCGCGGACCCTTCGCCAGGATTATGAGAAGCTCGGCTGGGTGATTCCACGCCCGAAGCAACCCTTTAACGACTGGAGGGGGTGATGAATTGTAAACCTGGGGATTTTGCAGTCATTGTAAAGGCTCTACTCCCGAATGATACTCAGTATCTGGGGGTTTTTCTCACAGTCATAAAGGTTTGTGTCCATCCCTACCACCTGCACGCTGGAACGGCAGCTCCTTATTGGGAGTTTAAGGACGAGAGTATGCCTTTGTTCTGTCCTGGCGGGACACCCGCCGAGTGTGTCCGTGACGAGTGCCTCCAACCGATTCGCCCACCACTGCAGGAGCTACCGGCTCCTCCAGTCCCTGAGGAGTTAACCGTATGAAAGATGACCTAGTCTTAGCCCGCGGGATTCTGTGGGGAGTTGCCATAGGAGTCTGGTTCTGGATAGCCCTGATTCTAGTAGTCATATGGTGAACTGGCTCGAGCAGCTAGACCTTGCCTCCCGCGAGGGGTGGGACCTAGGCTACCGTCTCCTGCACACCCACCGATGGGCCGAGGAGGACGTGGAGCAGGTGCGTCTACTCACTGAGTTCTACGAGCCCTATGGTAAGGTCCTGGACGCTGGCTGTGGGTTCGGGGAGGTAGCTCGCCTTATGGCGCAGCAACTAGGCGCACGCGCCGACTTCACCCTCCTCAACATCAGCGACTTTCAACTTTCCAAGTGCCCGCCGGAGCTGAAGCAAATCCATGGCTACGCAGAGCTAATGCCGTTCGTTAGCGAGTCCTTTGACACAGTAATGTTCAACACTGCACTCCTCAACATGAATCGACAGGCAGCTCTCGAGGAAGCCCACCGAGTCCTGGTTCCTGGTGGGCAGCTCTGCCTCAGCGATGTCATCATCCCTGTTGCCCTCCACCACTCCTACCCTCGCAAAGCAATGTTAGACGAGATGCACGCCGACGTTAGCTCCTTCGCTGAACTCGTGGGCTTGCTCTACGACGCAGGCTTCCGTATAAACAGGTATGCTTTGCCCGCAGGTCACACTGCCCACATGCAGCAGATGGGCGAGGTAACTGACCGCTTGTTCACCCCGCTGCAACCTATCCTTCTAAGGTGTACAAAATATGCCTGAGATCTTCTTTGTCCTCCTCATTTTCATGGAGCCCGGCCATCAGTGGTCTGGCTACTCCCGCGAGATCTTCTTCACCCAAGAAGAGTGCGACTCGGCGGGTGGTAAGCTCTATCCCAATCGCAGGGATCGCTCTTTCAAGTGCATCCGTGTGACTACCCCAGGTAGTTTTGTCTCTCTCCCTCCCAAAAAGGAGCCCATGTAATGCCCTGCTCTTCCTGCCGTTTTTACTTCTCCAGCGGTCCTGACAATATCTGCCGCCGCTACCCGCCGACGCCTTACCCAGTCCAACAGCCTTCACGCATCACGGGTAGGCCTGAGATGTCTATTGTCTCTGTCTGGCCCCCGGTCGCTCCAGACCACGAGTGCGGGGAGTATGTCACTCAACTGGCGCTCTCCTCATGACCTATACCGCCGCAGATTACAAGTCCGT